ATAATATATGTAGGAATAGACTTCGGGCTTACACCAGCAGCTATATTTGGCCAGCTAACTTCAAGCGGAAGATGGCTTATATTTGATGAGCTTGTAACTTTTGATATGGGGGCAAAAAACTTTGGAAGATTACTTGCAACACATATTAACAATCACTATCCTAATTGCAAGCTTGATATTTATGGTGACCCTGCAGGTGATTTTCGAGCGCAGACGGATGAGATCACGCCGTTCCAGATTCTTTCGTCAGAAGGAGTTAATGCAGTCCCAACATACACCAATGACCCGCTCATACGGCTCGAAGCAGTCTCTGGAACTCTCTCAAGAATGGACTTTGCAGGCAATACAGGGTTTGTTATTGGACCAGGCGCTCCAATGTGCAGAAAAGCCCTCGCAGGTGGCTACAAGTACAAACGCATGGCAGTATCAGGACAAGAACGGTTTATGGATAAGCCCGACAAAGGAAGATATTCGCATATCGCAGATGCACTCCAATATTTAATGGTTGGAGCAGGTGAAGGCGGAAAAGTTATTGAAAATCAATCATGGGGTAATGAAATTGATTACTCTCAATCAAATCAAATGGTAGTGTAAAAATGAGCGATGAAAATTTAACACCTGAAGCAATTTGGAAAGAGCTTAACAAAGATGTTAAGTGTGTTTGGTTTATTGGGCAAGACAAATGGGATATTCTTAACGCACATTTAGTTTCTGATGAAATAGTAGATCCTCCTATTGACCCTACGCCTCCTCCATCTGGGCCTAAGGAAACCGATCCTGGCTATTCTACGGCTACCCCTACCGATTCTATAGAGGAAGACTAAAAAGCCCTAGAATCGAAAAACTCGAAGCCCTACGGGGTATTTACTCTAGCTTTTTAGCTAGGTAATAAAAGAAATTAAAGGCTATTTAAATGCTTGATGATGACCAGATTCTTAACTACATAGGCACCGAGCTTCAGCAATCTGCTGGAGGTGGTGACTCACTTGAGGCTAACAGGCAAGCAGCCTTGTCTTCATATCTTGGTCAACCAAATGGCAAAGAGACTGAGGGTAGATCTCAAGTAACATCTACTGATGTGGCTGACGCTATTGAGTGGATTATGCCTGAGGTTGTTAAAGCATTTACTCAAAATAATGAAGTAGTAACTTTTGATCCTGATTATGAAGGTGATGAGAAACAAGCTGAGCTAGAAAGCCAGTATGTATATGACATCTTAATGAAAGACAATGATGGTTTCATTGTAATCCATCAATTTGTTAAAGATGCTTTACTTCAGAAGAATGGATACATTAAAGTATTTTATAGTGAAGATGTAGAGCAAACAACTGAATCTTATACTGGGGTGACTCCTCAGGAAATGGAGGTGATCTTATCTGATCCACAGCTCGAACTTACCGAGCTTAGTGAGCATGAAATTGCTGGGCCAGACGGCCAACCTTTTGTTGAAATTGATATGAGAGTTTCTCGTACAGTTGATGACAGCAAGATTAATGTTGTTTCCGTTCCGCCTGAGGAGTTCAGGGTATCAAAAAATCATAATTCTGTAAGCCTGTCTGATTCTAGGTTTACAGCTCATGTATACCTTAGAACTGCTGGAGAGCTGGTGTCAGAAGGTCATGACAAAGATTTTGTTGATAGCCTGCCCTCTTCCTCTCAAACAAGTGATGACCGATCATATAGATTTTATATGCAAGGTGAGTCTGTATCTATTGATCAAAACGAATCTTTAGATCCATCTCTTAGAGAGATTGAAATATCTGAATGCTATATGCGTATGGATATGAATGAAGATGGAATAGCTGAATTTGTTAAAATTGAAGTAGCTGGCGGTGACAATCCATCTCATATACTTTCTGTGGAGGAAATTGATGAAAACCCTTTCATATCAGCTACTGCTATTCTTATGTCTCATAAGCTTCATGGCTTATCTATATATGACAGATTAAAGTCTATAGAAGAGCAAAAGACAACTTTATGGCGAAACATATTTGATAATATGTATTTGCAGAACAACCAACGTACTATTGTGGTTGAGAACCAAGTAAATCTAGATGATCTTATGGTGTCTAGACCAGGCGGAATAATTCGTGCCAAACGTCTGGATGCAGTTGCTCCTTATCAGACTCCAGCAATCTCTGGTGACGCTTATCGAATGATGGACTATCTAGATCAAGTTAGAGCTGGTCGATCTGGTGTAAGTCCAGAAGGTCCAGTTACTGACTCTATGATTGGAGACAGAGTTGGTAGTGAAGGTGTAGCCCAAATGATGAGCCAGAAAGAAGAGCTTGTCGGGCTTATGATCAGAGTATTTGCCGAGACTGGAATAAAGCCTCTTTGCTACATGATACGGAATCAAGTAGTTCGTCATCAAGATGTAGTTAGAGACTATAAATTCCGTGGTCAATGGAAGCAAGTTAATCCCGCTGCTTGGCGTAAGAAGCGCTCTGGTAGTACAGTGCGAGTTGGAACTGGCAGCGGGAACCGCAAACAACAGTTAGGAGCACTTAGCACAATTTCCTTAATACAGGAAAAGCTACAAGCTACTGGCTCTGCTATGGTAAGTGATGCACAAGTATATAATGCTGTTGATGATTTTGCTAAATTTTCAGGAATGACTGGTGCTGGCAAATATCTACTTGATCCTGAATCTCCTGAATTCAAGGAGAAAAAGCAAGCTATGGATCAGCAAAATCAACAGATGCAACAAATGCAACAGCAAATGGAGCAAGCTCAAGTTAAGGCTCAAACCGATATATCTCAAGCAGAGATGGGTAAAGCCCAAGCTGCTATGAAAAACGTTGAGCTAAAAGGTATTGCTGATGAGGCTAAATCTGAATTAGAAAGCTACAAGTTACAATCTAACAATGAGCTCAGCTCTATGAAGCAACAGCTTGAGGAAGCAAAAGCTATAATTGCTAACACTAATAAAGCGGATGACTTAGAGTTTAAATATTGGGATGCTTCACACAGGCATAACATAGAAAGAGACAGAATTGAATCATCTGAAAAGATGGCTAGAGATAACAACCAGCAGAGTAATAGTAATGAACAATGAACAAAGAACAACGGCTGAGAATGATGCCGCAGTTGGACAAAGGTACAAGTCCATGTGGAGTGATCTTCTTGAGCCATTTTTTGCTGCTAAGCAGTATGAGCTATTTGAGATGTTTCAAAACGTCTCAAGTACTGATACTGATATGCTGGTTGCTGTGCGCATGCAGTCTAATGCGCTTACAAGTTTAAGAGATGAAATATCGTCTTTTATCGAAACGGGCAAAATGGCCCAACAGCAACTATTAGATGAGGATATTAACAATGGATAATGAAACTGCTACTGATATAACAACTGTTCCAGTTGAGAAATCAGCGCAAGACATAACCGCAACCATTGAGGAGCGTCTTTATGGCACTGCTCAAGGTGAACCGATAGATACTACAGAAGAGGAAGCTCCAGAGGATGACCAAGGTCTACCCAAAGGTGAAACGCCAGATACTGAAGAGGATGAAGGTTCGGATTTGGAAGAAGGTGGAGAAGTTGATGATGAAGATGAAGATAAGTCTCTAGCCCAATATTTAGGCGTTGATGAAGACCGTATTGTCGCAGACGATGACGGAAACTTGACATTGACTACCATAATAGACGGTGAAAGCAAGTCAGTAGACTTGGGCGAGCTTGTTAAGTCTTATCAGATACAAGGCCACGTAAACAACAAATCAATCGCTCTTGAAACAGAGCGGAAGGAATTTGAAGAAGCTCGTAATGAAGTATCAACTAATTTAAAAACCAAGATAGAAGGCGTAATTGCCTTATCAAAAGTTTTAGAAAATCAGTTGGTTGAAGATTATAATAGTATTGACTGGGACACCCTTAGGATTAATAACCCTGCTGAGTGGACTGCTTTAAGACAAGAATTTGCTGATAAAGCTCGCGGTGTTAAAGAATCTCAAGAACAAACGCTGGCAGCAGGTCGATCTTTAATGGAAGATCAACAAGCTGAACAGTTTAAAAAGTTTCAAGAGCATTCTGAAATAGAGCTTGGCAAGATGATACAAGATGATCCAAAGTGGGCAGATCCTGCTGTGAGAGAGGCGGATTCCGCTTCACTTAGGTCATTTCTATCAGAAACTTATGGATTTAGTGATGGAGATTTAAACACCATTAATGACCATAGGCTAGTTCGTGTTCTTAAGGATGCAAAGCTTTATCGTGAAGGTTCTAAAGCTGCGACAGTCAAGAAAGAAAAGCGAGTTCCAAAGTTCCGCAAACCTGGTGCTAGTAAGAAACAAACTGCTGCTTTATCGAAAGCTCGTAGCGTGAAAGCAAAACGTGCTCAAGTTAAAGCTAGTGGTGGGAAAACAGAAGACATAGCAAACTTAATCCTAGATAGAATGTAGAGGTAATTTAAAATGGCACAAGCCACTGGAGCAACTAGCTCATATGATGAACCTATCGCCACTGGCGGTAACCGAGAAGATTTATCAGACGTATTGTTTGATGTATCTGCAACTGAAACTCCTTTTTTAATGGCAGCTAAAAAGGGCAAAGCAACAGCTACATCTCACGATTGGCTTACTGATGAACTTGAAGATCCAGCTGAAAATGCCCATGTTGAAGGTGATGACGCAGCTCCTGTAGATGCAGCTCCTCGCAATAGATTGAGCAACTTTACTCAAATCTTCAAAAAG